ATATTGGATACCAAGTTTGGCCAACCTTTCCGCTCTCCGTCGAGAATCTTTAAAGTTGCTATTGCCATGGTCAATAACAATATCCCCGTCGCTAAGTAATGGTAGTAACTCATTCAGTGTATCCTCTACTAATTCTGCAGGGATAACAAGTTGAAAGATACCAGGACATTTTCCAGCAGAACCTCCACTATCATGTACTACTTGAACAAGGCTTTCCAGATTAGTGGCAACTCCACTGACATAACCCTTTTCAAACGCTTCTTCAGCTTTTGCATAATTCCTCCTGTAACCCCATACTTCAATTCCTGCTTTCATCATACGGCGAGACATACCCTCGCCCATTCTTCCTAGTCCGATTAAACCTACTTTCATAATTCAACATGCGAAAGGGCGTGCTGCCTGACGGCGGCGTTTTAGTTCATTGGCAATACTGCCAAGTTCATTGTATACTTTATCACCACACACATAGTTGTGTTGGCGTCGTTCCACAGATTCTATAATTTGATCATACTCTTTCTGAGTAAAATCTGGGAAAAATTCTTTAGGCATTAAGGATCCTCTCTGGTTATCATATGTATTCGGTAGTTATAGATGGATGTTTAACCAAGGAAAAATTGGTTCTATAACTCCAATAAGTCGAAGCAAACCCTCAGCAAAAAGTGCAAGAACAATCCACCCAACCCAAAAACTAATAATTGAAGCATTACGATTATGTTGTCGTATTGCATCATCGATCATCTCCTGTACTTTTTCTTCTGTCACATAGTGACTCGGTTTAATTTCCTCCATTCTCATGACTCTATCAATTTAATTGCTTTTTCTAATTCATGAACATGTTGGAGTTCATCATTTAAGATCTCAAGGATCTTGTCGTCATGTCCGTTATCTGCAAGATACTTAGCGTATGTTGTAGCGGCATGAACTTCTACCTCGTATGAGAGGTGGTAAGCAGAGCGAGGAGCCAACCAGTAATAAACCACGTTGACCCAATAGTAGATAAGTACCAGGTGTCTGGCGACAAAGCGATCCACCCAATAAGTATTACCGCCCCTAGATTCCATATATTCCAGGTGCTCTGTTTCGTTAAGTGTTTGAGCAAAATGTTCCTCCATCAAATAGATGTGTTCTGGACCACGCAATCCCATAGACTCCCTCAAGTGTAGAACACTTAAGAACGCAAAATAGGGTGCTCTAGCAATTTCTTCAAGCACCCAGAAGCGTGGATAGTCTCTACCTTTATAAAGGAAGTCAATGATTGCTACTGTGATATTCAAAGTAACTTCATTGAGTTTTTTCATCATTCAACGTGTACTGTTCCAATCATACCCGCACCTTTATGGGGGGCACACCAGTAAGTATAGTCGCCAGGATCGTTAAAGACAACATCAAACTCCTCACCTGGTAACATTGCGAGGGATTCATGACCTAAGTCTGGACGATCTTCAACGATAACGTTATGTGGAGGAAGCATGTTGTTAACAAAATGGACTGATTCACCAGCAGAAATAGTAACCTCTGATGGTTCAAATACTAGGTTTCCATTAGAACCCATTTGAACATCTACTGCCCATGCTGGTGCAGCAAGAAAAAGTGTAGCTAATAGCGCGAAAATAAATTTCATTGAAATTACGCAACTACACTATCTATCAGTGCATATTTAATGATACTCGATCATGTGTCAGGCATTCCTGACTTCTTCAGCATAGCATCTAATTGACCATCAACGTACCCTCTTCGGTACTCCCAAGTGTCGCCACCTATTTGACCACGACTAGAGTTTATACATTTATTATAGTCTGGATCTTCTTTTGAAATGTTGTTGCAAACGAGTCCAGCCAGATCTAATTCATTACCTTTCTGACCAGTTCCTGTCCACATATGCTGTCCGTTTAACCAAACGGCACCACACTTCTCGCACTCTTTCCTTTCCATGGAAAAAGACGATACTTCTTTTGGATCAGTCATAAAATGCAGTATCCTTGTATAGTGGTTTTACCTATTTATTGTAACACACTGATGTATTTTGTCAAGCAATCAGCAATTCCAGGCGCGTAACGATTTGTTGATTCTCGAATCAGGATCCGAAGCAGTTTTCTTAGAAGTTAACTTTGCTTTCATACCTTTCATTCGAGCACAGAAGGATGCCCTACGGGGATTTCCAACCTTCTTTGATGGTGCTTTAAGGTCGCTTCCAGGATTCTCTCTCTCGTAAGACTTTCGTCCTTTTTCGTTGAGTCCACCTGATTTGTTTTTTCCTGCTTTCCTTGTCCAGGCTGCAGCTTCATTTTGCGTCTCTTCCTTTTTGACGCAGCGGTTGTACGTTTTACCGAATAGTTTTTGGGTTCCTTTTTTCTCGTAACCTTTCCAGCATTTCTTTGCTTCGTTGGTTACTTCCTCATTCTTTGGGCGGCAATCATTTACTAACTTGCCTCCCTTCATTTTCATACCTACTTTTTTATGTGACTTCCAGCAATTCTGTGCTTTTTCTTGGAAGTCAGAGAACGATATGTTCCCTTCAAATTCTTCTTTCTTTGTAGAGTTTCCCCAATTCTTTGCACCTTTCTTTCGGCATTTGACTAGTGCTCCGCTGGCATACGCACTAGGCCAAACAGAATAACGAGACTTTACTTTGTGGTAACAGGCATCTTTCTTGCCTTCTTTTTCTAATACAATTTCTTCTTTTTTCAAACCTAAACGACCTAATAGTGATTTCTTTTTAGGTTTGGAAGGAGTATATCCTTTTTGACGCTTAGCATAATCCATGTAAGACTCACCCTTTCTCAGTTTCTTAGGGTCGGATTTTGGTTTAGAAGCAGCAGCACGATCTTCGCGAGCACGCTGGTTTGCACCAGGACCGCCTAGCTTACGATCCTTGTCAGGATCAGGATGCCAGTAATCGCCTCTTTCGTTGATAGTTGCTTCTGTTTTCACGTTAATTGCCTTACCTTTACGATCTGGATTTGGATCTTTAGCATTCTTGCGACGGAATGCTGCTTCCTCCTCATCCTTATTTAGGTTTCTTTTCATCTTACTAGACCCGCACTTGGGTTTAGTTGTTTGTCCTGGTTGTCTGGCACAGGGTTTTCCTGCATATTTACCACCGAGTTGAACCCAACCAGGCTTGCCATCAGAAGACTTACTCTTGCTAAACCAGTCACGCAAAGAACTATCACCAGATTTCGTGCCTTCGGACATTCCTTCGCCTCCTTCAGAAGTGATCCCAGACTCTTCCGCTGCATCATTTTGTTCTTCTTTACTTGCATCTTTTACTGCATAACGATCCCAAAGGGCACCACCATAAGCACATTGCTTGCGAGTCTCCTTCTTTCTACAAAGGCGACAATAGCGGGTTTCACATTTTTCTGCAACGACTTCTTCTTTGAATCCCATGCCAGACTTCCAAGTTTTTTGTTTTGTTTGTTTTTTCTGAGCTAACTTGTTAGCAGTGGCATACATGACATCTTTGTCACGTTTGCCATAAAGATCTTTAAAGCGAGAAGCGTTTTTATTCTTCATCCCTCTAAAGATTCTTTCTGCTTCCTGGTTAACTAATGGCATATCAACCGCCTACAACTTGAATTTCTTCAACAACGATTGCCTGACCAGCTGCAGCGATTTTCACGCAACGTTTGACGATTGCTTGAGGTCCGCTGTAAGCATAGGTGTAATCAGCAGATGCAGAAGATGAATCGATATCAGTGCTGATTGTGTTTCCTGTTGCAGCAGTGACTTTCTTGCCAGCGGTGCCAGCAGAAAGGAAGTTGGAATCGATAGCAGGCGAGGTGCTAGCATCTTCTACAGCAATAAAATCTCCTACTGAAAATGGGTGTGTATTAGAAACTTCACCAAGGTTTGTACCAAGTTGATAGTCTGCAGTGGAGTCATCTACTGCTTTTACAATTCTTGCTTGACCAGGTTTACCACCTTTAATCAGAAGTGCTTGATCTTGAATCAAGGTGATTGCAGGACCACCATTGAATGAAACTGTTGCATCACCTGCAGTTGCAACTACGCGATAGTATCCAGTCTGTACAACTTGATACTCGGTAGCATCAGCAGCGATTGCATTAGTGCTTAAGACGTTAATTACTGTCATGTCGTGTTATTTCGTGTCCTCTTTATTTATCTGTTTTTGCTGTTTTAGCATCTTTTGTAGTTCCGCTGTAGAGCCCACAAACATAGTGTTATTAACCGTAGATGGTCCAGATTTTTTCTCATCGGCATCTAACTCCTTCATTTTCTTTTGTAAGTCAATGAGTTTGTCGGCAGTATCTGCTACGTTTTTGATAAGTTGACCTGCAACCTCATAAGCGCGTGGATGATCTGACGCTCTTGCCACATCAAGTATACCATCAACTGCTTCCTGACCTTTCATTACTAAGTTATGAAGTTGAGCACGAGATACCTCGTAGTCATGCTTCACATCTTCCGTTTCTGTTTTCTTCAATACTGGTTTTACTTTTTCCACATGCTTCTGGAGTTCAGAGGGTTCTGCACCAAAAGCATCATTCAGTCCATCAAAAGGATTACCCATTTTTAAATTGCCTCGTCAGCGCCGCTTACAGGATTACGTTTCTTGATATCAGTAAACTCAGATGTAAGTTCACCGAAACCAAAGTCATCTTCAGAATCAAGCAACGCATCATCTGCATCATTGACTAAGAATACATTAGCACCACTTGCATGTGCTGCAGCAGTAGTTCCTTCATATGCTCTTACAACTGTCAAGTTATTACCAGACTTTTTAGATACTCTAACGAGTTCAGTATCAATATAGATGCTATCAAATTTATTGATGCCTGATGCATCAGCAACAGCAATTAAATTATCGTCTGCGTCTGTAGCAGATGATAATGTAGTAACAACAACTCCGTCTCTATCTTGCAGAGATGTAGGAGTTACCTGATAACGAACCTCTCTTGGTGCAGTGACTTTTGCAGATGTAGAGTAATCGACAATTGCCTTTTTGATGACCTTGGGTTCTGTAACAGGACCATAAAGATATGTCTTTACACTAAATTGTAAGGTGTAAATAATTGCTCTACGGGTAGAAAAGTCCCCCTCATAGTCATCCTCATAATCAATATTTTGTAAAACCACAGGAACATCTTTCACTTCATTCATGGAAGGAAGAAGTTTTACAGAAAGATTATAGTGCGGTTGGAAGTATGGCAAAATCTGTTCCAAGATTTGCAAACCATCTTCTTGATTTTTAGAAATAATTGCTAATTCAAATCCCAAATTATATGGGACTGGCATGAATACATTTTTGTTTTTTGTATTGCTAGTGGGTATAGCAATCTTTTGAGTTGGCGATACCTTTCTAGAAGAGTCGTATGTAATGCCATTGATTTCAAAAGATATTCTTGGCAGTGTAATCTGTACTCTTTTATTTGTAGGGTCAGGTACTTGATCGAGACGCGCCAGAAACTTTGCTTTGGGACCATATGCCAGAGGCACTTTCATTACTTCATCAGAACGACGAAGTTCGATGTTGTTGAACAAAGTTCCAAATGCAACAACAGTCTTTCTAAAAATTTCGTGATATGAATATGTGCCTAACATCAGATTGTAGTATCAGTAGTGGACCCAATAGAACCGAAAGGATTTGATTCGGTGAAATCAATAATATCATCATCAAGAGTTTCAAAGTCGTAGTTCTGATCGACACTAGACTCAGTATTAACATTATTTAGTGTATTGTACGATGCAGATGTCCATGCAGCACCTGAAGTTTGACCAGTTACAGTTTCTGGAATAGTGAAAATGCCAGATCTATTAAACACTTGAAGTTGTCTATTAGATGAATCCCATGCCTTAACTTCTGCCGTAACATTAGAAGCACCACCAGCAACAATTTCTCCGATTGTAAAATCTCCAGTGCCACCTGCAGCAAAGTTAACTGTGATGGCATTGGCAAATGCTGTCTCGATAGCATCAATTTCTGTAATACCAGTATCGAGATCTTCGTCGCTGTACTCAAAGAGTTCGCACTGACATTCCCAAACATAACCTTTACCAAGTTGGTAAAAGGGTTTCTCTGCTTCTACAAATTTAATTTCAAATAAATGTTTTGTCGTAGGAAACCAAATCAGATCTCCTTCATTTGGACGACCCTCTACATTCAAAGTTTCCAAGTCGTCAACTTTTTCTTTAAACTTCTCACGGGAAAAGATAAACGTCGTTTTATCTTCGACACGAACTCCAAATTTGCTAAGTAATTCGCCTTGTCCTTCCCATCCTTCAACATTATTAACGTATGCTCTGATTGCTCTTGCGCTATCAAATTGCGAGTCAGAGTCTTCTCCAAACGCCGTGTCACGATTAACAATCGTTCTTGGAACATAGTAGATATCTTGCCCATAAATTTCTATGCTCTCTACGACGAGATTCTCCATAAACTTCTGCTCTTGAGCAGAACCATTTGCCTTTAAAAGATTTGTATGATCGCTAAAAACGAAATCAGATGCTGGTGTATTCTGAAATGCCATATTATCCTACCAAGTCTAGAGGGGGAATTTCGTATGTATCACGAAGTTGTTCTTCAAGGTCTTTTTTAAATTGACTTGCATCTTCAAGAATTTGACGACCATTGAGAGTAACACCACCTAGCATTTGAATGCCATCATACTTACTTAGGTTACGACCCCACTGCTGTTGGAATAATGCCTCAACATAATCTTTCAACCAATTATCATTGTACATATCAGTGTATGTTTCGGGATCTTGGCGCATCAAAACTTCTACTAAAATAAAATCCCCTGCTTCCAATTCATCCCAATCAAAATCAAGATAAAGTCTACCTTGATGTTCGTTGAATCTTATTCTACGATTTGCATTATTATTAGTAACCCAATCCAAAGTCTCAAGATATTGAGATGTCATAAAGTAATGAAGAATATGTCCATGCGTCATTGCATAGATGTCATTCAAGAAGATCTGATATTTAATATTGAAGATGTTACCAGGAACAACACTAGATGCACCGATCTGACTGAATACCCGATTGACACTCATCACTCCAGGAGGGAGAGAAACATACTGAGTATCTTCATACCAAGCAGAAGAACCAATTTGAGCAGTTGCTTTAGCAGCAGTTTTGATAGCATCAGTCACTTCAATCTTAATGAAAGACTTGTAACTACCATTGTAGTGATACTCTTGATAGTAATCGATTGCCTCTTCGATCAGGTCATCCAGTTGCGCTGAAGCAACGTTGATATCAATCGTAGGGAATCCTAAACGACGAAGAGCATAATCTCTTAGTTCTGTTTTAGTAGCGGGTCTAGTAGCGGACATTTTCTATTATGCGAATGTGGAGATCGTGAGAGTGGTTACATTACCAGCAGAAACTGTTTCACCCTTCTTGAAGAATCCATCAATTGTATCGATGGTTACTGAAGTAGCACCAAGTGCTGTGATAACACCAGTGGTTCCAGAAGTACCGCCAGTGATAGTGTTACCAACTGCCATGGTCTTAACTGTTCCAACTGTGACTTGTGCGTTACCATCGCCAGTGCTAATAGTGATGGTTTCACCTGCAACATATCCACTACCATCGGAATTAACAGCGATGCTCTGAATGACACCAGCAGATGCTGTGATATCTACTGTCAATCCAGTGCCACTGCCACTGGAGGTAGTAGCAACACCTGTTGATGTGGAATAACCAGTACCACCAGTTACAATTGAACCAAGCGTAACGACATCACCAGGAGTAGGATCTCCAGACAAATTCAGAACCAAAGTGGTAGTAGTAGCAAGGTTGTTGAGCATTGCTCTAAGTTGTTCAAACGCATGATCAAGTTTTGTTTGAACTCTTGCTTCAGTGAAATACTGATTAGTAGAACCTTCACTCAGGTCATCAGTAGTTGCAGCAGCAATACGAGCATCAGCACGAGCATCTGTGTAATACAGATTTGTGCCTTCTGTCAGGTCGCCAGTGTCATGGTTAGCAATACTAGAAACAGTTCCTGTTACGTTTCCAGTTACGTTTCCAGTTACATTACCAGTAACATTGCCTTGGAGATCACTAATAATCTTGCCAGTTGCTCTGTCAAACTTACAAGTGGACTTGGTGCGAAGTGTGTTAGTACCAGATCCATTTGTTACTGTTGCAATAAAGACTTCATCATCGTTTCCAGAAGCTGAGGTGCTGACTGTAGTTGCATTACCAGTAACGTTACCAGTCAGGTCACCTGTAACATCACCAGTCAGATTACCCGTTACGTTACCAGTAAGTGTACCAATAATATTGGTTGCAGTCAGAGTATTGGTGCCTGGGTTATAAGAGATACCACCATCAGTTCTCAACGATTCATTCGTAGCAGAATTATTGTTGCTATCGACAAATGTTGGATAATGCTCAGCATTTACGTCAGTATGTTCAGTTGCAACCTGTGTTGCAGAACTTGCGTTACCAGTGACATTACCAGTTACATTGCCTACAACACCACCATTTGCTGTGATAGCACCAGTGAATGTAGAAGTACCAGTTACTGCGAGAGTGCTGGATAAAGTTACACCAGCAGTAAATGTAGATGTACCTGTTACCGCAATGTTTCCAGTAAGATCGAGATTACCAGCGACAGTTGCGTTACCACCTGCATTAAGGTTATCTGCATAAACGTTCGCCCATCTTACTGTAGTAGAACCTAAGTTATGTGTACTATCTGCAGCGGGAAGAATATTCAGAGCAGTTGAGTTTGCAACCAGATTACCAGTCACATCACCAGTAAGATCACCAGTTACGTCACCAGTGACATTACCAGTTACATTGCCTGTGAGAGCGCCCACAACGCCTCCAGATGCCGTGATAGCACCAGTAAAGGCAGATGTACTACCAACGCTTAACGTGCCTGCAGTAACGACAGAACCCGTACTTCCATTGACTGTGAAGTTATTCGTGTCAACTGCAATACCACCATTAGCATTCAGAAGACCTGTAAGAGTAGAAACACCAGTTACACCCAGTGTGCCACCAATTGTAGCATTGCTAGTGACTGCCAGAGTGCTGCTCAATGTTGCTGCACCTGTAACACCCAGAGTAGAACTCAGAGTTGTTGCACCTGTAACACCCAGGGTTGTGCCAATGGTCGCTGCTCCAGAGATTGTTGCTGTTGCCATCGTAATGACGTTAGCAGCAAAGTCACCAGAACCATCACGAAGAACCAGGTTGTCAGGAGTTGCAGCTGCTGACGACGCAACGTTGATTGTAGTATTTCCAGAAATTCCATCAGCATTTGTCAGTGTAATACCAGAACCAGAGGTAACTCCAAATGTACGATGTACATAAGTGTTGGCAGCAGATCTGACCATATAACCAGTGCCTGCCTGTGCTGCCAGAGCAGTGATATCTGCATCGTCATATGTGGTAGTGATGGTTACATCTGCACTTCCATTGAAAGAGACATTGCCATTTACAACGCCATCAACTGTGATAGTGCGTGCAGTCTTAAGTGTGTCTGCTGTAAGAGCATTACCTTGAATACCAGCGCCAGATCCAGTTCCAGTAGCAACTGTAATTTTATTAGCAGCAAAATCTCCACTAGCATCACGAAGAACAATTGTATTTGCATTTGCTGTGGAATCTGTAGTGAAACCATCTAGAAGATCAGCGTTCAGATTATTGACTTTCGTTGTGGAAGCAACAACCAGAGGAGGTGTTCCAGTAGAAACATTAGAAGTAATCTGTCCATCAACTGTCAGGGTGCCATCAATATTGGCATTGGCATCAACATCAAGAGTCGTGCCAGACCCAGTAAGATGCAGAGAACCAGCGCGAAGATCACCATCTGTACCACTAATAACTTCACTTGAATTAGATGTATTGGATAAGAAAACATATTCTAATGAGGATCTATCAAGTCCGAAGAACCCAGTTTTAGCAGAGCTGTCGTAATAACGGAACTCAACACCACGATCCTTAGCATCATCAGACGAGGGTGCTGTGTCACCACCCAAAGTGATAATAGGGTCATCGAGAGTAGTGATCGTGCTATTAACAGTTGTCGTTGTTCCATTGACTACAAGATCGCCACCGATGGTCATATTATTATGTAATGTAGCATCACCAGTGCTTACATCAACATAGAATGCATTTCTCGAATTTGCATTATCCCAAACATGAAGATCTCCACCAACCCAAGTATTCTTACTAATTCTTGCGCCACCATCAGTGGTGAGAGATACTGAATTATCAGCAAAGGACGTTGCATCCTGAGTGTTAGAAATTGCAATTGTGTTGTTGTAAACTGTAGTACCAGTCTGAGTGGTATTTCCTTTTACAACAAAGTTACCATAAACTGTAAAGTCTTCACCAACTGCAAGATTCTTGGCAACACCAAGACCACCAGTAAGACGAACAGAACCATCAGCACTATAAGAGTTACCACCAACAGATTGATCAGTGTTGTCAGTAAATGAGGTGATACCAGTTACTCCCAAGGTATCATCAATAGTAGTAGCACCCTCAACATTGAAAGTACCTTGAATATCAGTATTGCCGTTGTCTGTGTCTACACTAAACTTAGTTACTCCAGATCCATTTTGAATCAAGAGGTTGCCACTTGCTTTATTGAGGGTGAGACTATTATTGATTGTAGTGGCACCATCAACGATCAAAGCACCATTTAAATCAGTCTGACCATCAACATTCAGAGTGCTATCAAAATCAACACCATTAGTGACATTCAGAGTGTTTGTAATTGTTGTTGCATCATCTACATCTAACGTACCAGCAATAGTTGTATTGCCATTGTCAGAGTCAACAACAAATGCATCAGTACCATTCTGTGCTTCGATAGTGAATGTTAGGTTGTTACCATTGATTTTTACATCATCGTTGAATGTAGTATCAGAATTGATTGTCAGAACATCACTACTTGCATTACCAAGAGTAATATCACCATTGACTGTCAGATCTCTATCTAAGAGAGTATCACCATAAACGGTTAAAGTACCAACAGATGAAGTGCCTGCTCCAGAACGACCGATAGTTGTGTTACCAGACTCACCAAGAACTTGGAACTCAACATTGTCGCCATTATTCAACTTACCGATATACAGATCATCGCCAATATGAAGGTCGGTTGCAATACCAGCACCACCATAAACTCTCAGGTTTGATGTATTGTCTGATGCGTATGAAGGAGTATATGCAGCAGATGTACCAGTACGGAACTTATAACGAACCTGCAAGTAGTTTTGTGTGTTGAAGGTTGCCGTTACGTCTTCTTTCTGTCTGATAAAACCATTGATGTAAAGGTCACTATTGAACATAGTGTCGCCTTCAACATATCCACCACCATCAAATCGGAATGAACCATAATCACTGGATTGAATTTCATATAAACCAGTGCCACCATTCAAGGAAATACTAGGTTCATTAGTGTCTTCAAGGAAAGTAAATCCAGCAATATTAACTGTGCTGTTTGCATCTAAAGCACCAGTCAGAGTTGTATCACCAGTAACACCCAGAGTGCCAGCAACAGAAGTATTACCAGAAGAAGCAACAACATTAAATTTATTAGTATTGACATTGAAGTTGCCAATCGAGTCAACTACACCACCAAATGATGCATTACCTGTAGTTGACTGAAGTTCAATCTTGGTTGTTCCAGATCCATTATTAAGTTGCAAGGTCTTAGATGCACCTTGCAGAACGATGTTGTTATCAAAGCGAGAAGTATTAGTTACACGCAGAGTGCCATCAACATCCAGCAGACCGCCGATATTCACATCTTGAGTAATACCAACACCACCAGCAACTACAAGGTCACCAGTTGTATTAGAAGTAGAGTTGGTATTACTTGTTAACTTAAGGTTACCAGCAGTAATACCAGAAGCAGTACCAGCAAAAGTTTCGGAAGTATTTGTAGCAGCATGAAGGAAAGTATAACCACCTTCGTGACCAGCCAGATCAGTATAGTTAGTGTCCCAACCATAGAAACCTAAGCGTGCTTGAGTGTCATAATAACGGAACTCAACACCACGATCGAGGTTGTCATCAGATGAAGGAGCGGTATCGCCACCAAGAGTAAGGACAACATCATCTACTGTCATGGTTGTTGAGTTGACAGTTGTAGTCACACCATCAACTTGGAGGTCACCCCAGACACGAACCAGACCAGTTACAGCACGATCATCGCCAGGGTCAAGATTCATCGTCGCATCAGTTGTGGCGATGTAATTAGACTGGAATCTTGCGTTTTCTACATGAACCTTACCAGTTGCAGCAGAGGCATCAATGTCAACAACATCTTCTGCGGTGATTGTAACTGTGCTTGTACCAGATCCAGCATTTGTAGAGAGGATGCTAAGGTTTCTAGCAGATGAAGAATCTTGAGTTAACTGGAAGGTAAGGTTACCATCCCCAGTCTTATCCAATGTCTGAGCAGTTGCTCCATCAAGAGTAATATCAGGATCAGAAAAATAGGAACGGACATTGACATCAATCTCACCAGCGCCACTGTCCCCTGTATTATTAGCGCCAAACAGTAAGTTGCCACTAGTATCATTAACTTTAACATAATTAAGATAGTTGAAACCTCTGTAACCAGTAGTTGCAGTTAGTTCTTGATCAAGTTCAAAATTCTCTACGGTATTACCGTCAGCGAAACCAATACGATTATTTTGTAATTGTGT